ATAATAATAATATATTAATAGAGATAAATGAACATGGTTTTATGCTATACAAATGTGATAATGGATATAGATACATAAATTTAACTCATGAACGATTTAAGACTTTTCTCCACTTACTACAAAATCAATACTATTTTGTGACTGGCAAAGAGCTTGATGTAAGCAATATAAAATAACTCATCTTAACTATACACCAAATGTTCATACTCAGTTTGGCAACCGTTACGAGCGTTCAAAATAACATCAAAACATAAATACTATGGAAGATAACATAAAAGACACCCTAATAGCTTCTCCATACCCATTTTGGCTAACAGTGCTTATATTTGCTTTGGTAACCGGATTAGTACAATGTATTGTTTTCTATTTCAAAGAGAAAGGAAAGAACTTGGCAACTAAAGAGGATATAGCAGGGATTACTAAAGAAATCGAATCTGTAAAAGCAAGTTATAACGAATCACTCGAACGACACAAAATGGAACTTCAAAAAGAGTTCGAAAAGACTAAATACATAATTAATTTATGTAATACCATTGATATGTCACTTACACAACTTATAGCTGAAGCAATCAAATCAGACATCGATCCTGAATATGATGATAGAAATATCGCGTATACTGCCAAAGGCATATATGATTTTCTACACATACATCAAGCACGTTACGGGGGAAATAAAGTATTAGATAAATTGAAAGATATTTCTTTTGAAATAGCAAAATTACTTGAATCGGATTATCCTCATATTTCCTATGATTATAAAAAAATATATATTGCAACACTAAACGAAGCAGCGTCCTTGTTTCTTCTAAAGTTTAATTAGATAAGCCGGAGAAATCCGGCTTTTTCTCTACCTATTTTCAGCTTTACAACACCATAGCTTTATCCCAATTGGAGAAAATAGTGTCTGAAATCAAATAAAAGTAAAGAAAAATTTGCTTTTATGTGGTTTTGTATGTTCTTTTGCCATATTATTAACAAATAAAACGTAACCCTTCGGTGAACCCCGTTGGCTTCAAAACAAAACGTCCCGACCTTGTAGTCTCTTACTTGAGTCGGGATTCGTTTTAAAAATAGTGCGATTGATTTTAGATGATTTTCAAAATGCTCCGATGAAGTTGTAGTGCACTCTCATTTGTTCGGAGCACTTTCAGATTCACTCCGATTTCGTGTTGGAGTTTTTAAAAGAGTGTGGCAACAACTCGACCAGATCCATGTTCAGGTCGTTGTCATACCGATGCACATTATTCAGGAAGAAGACCAGCCACTGCCGGAAGTCAACGTCCGCCGCCTTACAACACGCCATCATGGAGTAGATTACCGCCGCATCCTCTGCTGAAGAGTCGGTTCCACAGAACAACCAGTTCTTTCTGCCCAGAGTGATATCTCGTATTTGATTCTCTCCTTCATTATTATCTATTCTTAGACGACCATCCAAGTGGTAACGGGTCAGTTTATGATAAATATTATAGGTATAGCTCAGTGCCTTGGCAATGCGACCTTTGGGCATAACCTTAGGCATCTCCGCCAACATCCATTTCTCAAAGGTCTGCATCAAGGGATAAGACATGCGGGCACGCAAGTCAGCCCGCTCTTCATAAGCGAGTTGCTGCTCATCAGCTATCCGTTCTATATCATATAGCAAACCAATCTGTGTAAGGGCATATTCTGAACGTGCCTTGTCTTCCAGCTTGGCTTCATCAAACTTCCTTCTGGCATGAGCCCAACAACCGATAGGACAGATCCCTTTCTTTGCTTCAAAACTATCATACACGGCATAGCCATCGCTTTGTATAAAGCCTTGGAAGTCCTTAAAGAGTCTCAAAGCCACTTTTTGAGCTCGTGAACCATGGTCGTAGTAGAAGGCCGCAAGTCCGGTCATGGGGGAACGAACCATCCAAAGGTATCCTTTGATGGTTTTCTTCTTTTCATTATTAATGACAGGTACGGTGGTTTCGTCGGCCTGTATATAATCGGTACTCATAATGAGTTCCAACAGCCGGTAATAGGTGGGGCGTAGAAGGTCGGCTACTCCTTCCCGCCATCCCGCAATGGTGGATTCGGGAAGGTCTATGCCCAGCGAACGGAACATCTTAGCTTGTCGATAAAAGGGAAGGTGGTAAGCAAACTTGCCTATCATCAGTTCGGCAAGCAGGGTGGCATCGGCATAACTCTTTGCTAAGGGTAATAGACTAAGGGGAGCAGTGATAAACGGACACTCTTCCTTTTTAGTCTTGTCTTTGGGGATAAACTTGCGACGTACATCCACACGTACATGGCAGCTTCCCGGGTTATAAACTAATACTTCACGAGTTTCCGGTTCTACTTCCACGTATTCATCTTCATATCCGATAATTTCCTGGGGAGTAATTTTATTGATGATACGTTCCAGATTCTCCGGAAGCGGACGACGGGCCGGTTTACCCTTCTTGCGTATCTGGGTGCGGTTTTCCTTATAGATTTTTATTTCATCGGCGATACCCGAGACCAGTTGTTTTTCTTCAGGAAGGAGATCCAATCCTTCGAAGTCGAGCCAGCGTTGCTGTGGATCTTCCGGGATATACTTCTCGCTCTTCTGCCCCCAGATTTGACGGCGTAGTTTGTCCACCTGGTGCTTTAGATAAAGAATCTGTTCTTGTTGGTCTCCAATGGTCTTGTTTTGGGAACGAAGTTTGTTTTCCTGCTGATCTATGATGGCTTCTTTTTCAGATAGGGCTGAAGTAGCTTCCTGAGCACGTTGTTCGTAATAATCCGATTGGGTTTGGAGGTTAGATGAGTGTAGAACGGAAACGTTTTCATCTTGCTGGCGCAAGCTGGTTAGCTCGCTTTTGAGGTTGACATTTTCCTGATAAAGCCTGTCGCGCTCTTCCAGTATTTGCTGTATAAATAGGCTCTGTTCTTCTGTCATCTCTGTTTGTCTGATACCACAAAGATACATAAAATCAGTTACTTGTACAACTATTTCGCAGACTATATCACCACTTCTTACGCTTAAAAATCAGACTCTTGTCAACATTCTGCAGCATACTTATCAGGTTCTGCCAACTGGTGTGAAGGGCACCGGTATTTTCATCAATATCAGGCAAACGGAAGCTACCTTCGGGCAGGATGATTTGATAAACAACCAACTGCCCATACTCCATATGGAGGATTTTCATACCAGTACAGTAACGGTTGATAAAGATAAAAACGTCACCGCTGCGGATATCTTTGCCCATCACATCGTGTATCAATCCGCTTAGAGAGTGGAAGCCTCGCCGCATATCGGCCGGATAGGGATACAGGTAATAGTTCATCGAGGGAGTCAGGTGTAGCATGTCATTGTGGGTTTAACAGGGAAAGAATTTCTTTTGCACTAATGCACCCTCTGAAGCGCAGGGTGATGCCACTCGGATAGGTTATCTCCAGTTGGCTCTCCACACCAGGAATGCCGGAAGGGTTGTCGTTACCGGGTGCATCAATGGAAAGTGGAAGGAAACCATTGCATATCAGCGGATGACTGGACGGGCGAATATGCTTTTGCCAATAATAAAACTTACTAGGAGCAAGCCCCTCGTTGGAGCAGAAATCCTTCACGGTTAAACCTGACTCTTGGAAACGGGAGTAAATCTCCTCGAAACGTTTACGATCTAATTGCATAAAAATTGCTGTTGATTTGCGCAAAGGTACGACAGCAGACTGGAAGATCAGAGACGGGGTTTACCGAAGGCTTACAAATAAAACATGCAATTATGGAAGGCATTCTAAATTTTATTTCAATTATTTTTATAGTATTCGGTATTTTGCAAATTATTTTGTTCTTCAAGATGTGGGGAATGACTAATGACGTAAAAGAGTTGAAAAACTTGTATGCTGATAGAAGCAAGGAACTTGCATCAAGTATAAACCGATTGTCGGATGTTATTAAATCTTCAATACCTAAAGAAGAAAAGCAACCTGTAAAAAAGAATATTATTCCCGAGAAGAAGTTCTCAGAGCTTATCCAAGAGCCATACAAGAAAGCTCCCGAAAATGAATTACCTGCCATAGACGAGAATAGCAATGACTTTAAACAGCATTTACGTAAATGGAAAATTTTAAAGGATAAAGGGTATGTTGAACAAGCAGTGAGAGAGTACATGGAATATACTCAATTAGAACGCGACTTTGCGGAAGATTTCATTAATAACTTGTAATAAAAAAGAGCCAAAGCATTAAATTCCGGCTTATTTGTTGGCATCTGTTCTGATGTTAAAACAGATATTATTGAGAGTAAGGGAGGGAGAAATCACGCTATAATCATGCTTTTGCATTACTATAGCGTGATTCCTAGATATTGCTACAAAGTGAATTAGAAAATTGCGGATTGCTCAATATAAATATCAATTCCTTCATGAGACTTTGAATCAACTTTGAAAGCACTTCCATCTATAGATATTATTTTTATTTTTTCTCCTTTAGGTAATATTCCTCCTAATTGGAAAACCTCATCAGCATCTTTATTCTGTATAGCTTGTATTATTTTTTGTATACTAGATGCAAAATGTGTAAAAATACAACTATCTTTTAATATAAATTCTGCCCCTATATATTTTTCTGGATAAAATCCTGCAACTGGTGTCATTTTCCCCTTATAAGTATAATTAAAAGGTTTACTGTGCTCTTGGGATTTATTTTTAGATGTTGAACTACCTTTATTTAGAGAAAGTGAACGAGTGTCATACTCTTTTACATCTAATATTCCTTTTCCAATAGTGCGGATTGTATATGTTTGGCGTACCATTCCTCCATAACTGTTTTTAGCTCCGATATCAAGAACGAAGGTTGCACTAGATTCATCTTTCGCAATCACTTCTTCACTATGTATAACCAATGAGCTAGGATCTTTTAGAGTTTTATTGAAATATTCCTTATAAGCTATTCTGCCTTTTGATACTCCACTCGGCTTGCATGAACATAATATTATAATTGTCAATGAAAATAAAATAATTAGCTTATTCATAAGTATTTGGTATTAAATATATCTACGATTGAATTTACTTTCCGCAAAACTACCCAAAAATATGCTATCTGCAAATTATTTCACAACAATACGACTATTGTTGGATATTGAATAGGCGATTTTAGTTGAGACGGTGGGAGAGTGGCTAAATTTGAGAATTAATTATAAATAAAAATATATGGCTGGTTTACATTTTGATGCAACTTACAATAATGAAGATGTAATGCGTAAAGTTCGTGAATCTCAAAAAGCTTTTACTGAGCTTGCAAATACTGCTGAAGCACAAGGTAAAAGGATTGATGTGGCATTTGAAAAGATTTCGTTGAAATCTCTCGAACGTGTTCAAGAGATTATGAAGAGTTTTCCTAAAGAGGTACAAGGTATATCATCCTTTCAAAAGCAGGTTGATGAACTTGAAAAGCATATTGAACGAGTAAACCAGAGAATTGTGAGCGTTGGAAGTGGAAAATTGAACCCTACTCTTAGTGACACGTCTAGTAATATCAATATTGGCGATGTATTGAAACAACAGGTATATGTGGGGGCTCAGTCTATCAACACATTAACTGAGAAGATTATTCAGCAAAAAACTTTGATAAAAGACATTGAAAACGATGTTAGAACTTTGGGCGAAGCATATCGAAAGGCAGGAGCTGGAACAACAAGAGGAAATGCTTTGTTTGCAGATTTTAAGGGTGCAAAAGCGGCATTACAGGAAGAAAAAGCTTCTTTGTTTGACCTACAAACACAGCAGGCACAAGCTCGATTATCAGTTCGTAAGTTGAAAGATGAACAAAGCCTATATCAGAAAGAAACTCAGAAGGTTGTTGATTCCAACAATCAAATGGCTGTTTCTTTCCAAAAGACTCTTGCTGCAATCGGTGGTACTGCTATGTTGAAAAAGTTTGTTTCAGATGTTGTAAAGGTACGTGGAGAAATGCAACAGATTGAGGTGTCTTTATCTACACTTCTGCAGAATAAAGAAAAAGCAGATACTTTGATGTCTCAGATTGTGAAAACTGCTGCTGAAACCCCTTTCTCTGTGACTGAACTTGCTACTGGCTCAAAGCAACTTGTCGCTTACGGTTTTCAAGCGGAGAAGGTAAATGATACTTTGGTACGATTAGGCAATATCGCTTCTGGATTAGGATTGCCACTTGAACGTTTAACATATCTTTATGGTACGACCATGACGCAAGGACGACTCTATGCCCGTGATCTGATGCAGTTTACCACTTCTGGTATTCCTATGCTTCAAGGTCTAGCAGATATGTATGGTAAGTCTACGGATGAAGTAAACAAAATGGTTTCAGCAGGAAAGATTGGTTTTCCCGAAGTAAAGAAGGTTATTGAGAATTTGACAGATGAAGGTGGAAAGTTTTTTAACTTGATGCAGGAACAATCAAAAACACTCACAGGGAAAATTTCAAATCTTGGTGATTCTTGGGATGAGATGTTGAATAAAATAGGAAAATCGAATGAGGATACTCTTAATGCATCGCTTGATACAGCTAAATATTTGGTTGAACATTATGAAACTGTTGGTAGGATACTTATAGGGCTAATTTCCACTTATGGTACATATAAAGCTGCAACGATTTCATATTATGCAATAACGAAAACTTATGGAGTCTTTGATATATCAACTAAAGAACTACAATTTGTGGCTACAATGAAAAATATAGTGGCAACAAAAGCAATGACGGTTCAGCAAGCATTATTGAATAAAACAATGCTAAGTAATTCTTATGTACTTGTGGCGACATTACTTGTTGGCGCTGCGACTGCTATGTGGGCGTTACATGATGCAACGACTATACAAGAGCGGGAATTAGCACGTATTAGCGATCGAACTGACAAGTATAATAAATATTTGGATGATGAGAAAAAACACATTAATGATCTGCTTTCCGTTCTTCAGGATGAAAATGCTACCCAAAAAGAAAAAATAGAGGTGTTTAACGTGCTTCAATCAAAGTATCCAAATATTTTCAATAAATATAAAACAGAAAAAGAACTAATTGATAATCTTACAGATGCTCGTAGATTAGAGAATGAACAAATTCGGATTCGTCAAGAATTGATGAATGTGAAAAATAATAACGACGATGTTACTCGTTATAAAGAACTCCAAAGATTTTTGTCTCTTGCACAGAAGAAAAAGTCAGGAAGGACATCTACTGAAGAATCAGACTTTAATTTTCTTCTAAAGAAATATGAAGTAAACAAAAGAGGCGTAGGTATTTCTGTAGAAGATTATATTATTGAAATGATGGGTGCTCTATCCGATACGATTGGGGCAGGACAAGAAGTAATACGCAGACAAGAGCAGACAGCATGGGAGGCCTCAATTGATACAATGGATAAAACGACTGCTACAGGATATAAAAAAATGCTTGAAGGCTATCAGGTTTTATTGAAGGATTCGGGAAAAGAATGGATTAAGATTCAAGGAGCGGAGGCTCCCGTTAATGCGGAAATCCTAGCTACTCGTATAAAACAACTGAACGATAGAGTTCTTAATGCAGAATGGAAGAGTGCTGAAACTTATCGTAATGAAGCTAAAGCCGCATGGGAAAAAGCAAAGAAGGAAGTTGAAGACGTAAAGTCAGGTAAGGCTACATACAAATCTGAGGAAAATTATCAGAAAACATTAAAAGAAAAGAATGATGCAGTAAGTGTCGCTGAAAAGAGATACAAAAATTTAGGTGGACTTACTGGTAGTGCATTGTCTAGACAAGAGAAGGAAACAGAAAAACTACGTATACAGCAGGAGAAGTATTCTCTTTTGTTGGATAAACAAGCTTTAGAAAAGAATCGTCAGGCTGAAGATTTAGAAAATCAATTAACTCAAACTAAAATAAATAAAGAAACAGATGGTTTCAAAAGAGTTCAATTGCAAAGAGAACTTGATAACAAAAAAGAGATTCAAAACTTAGAACGACAAAAAGAAGATTATATACGTACTATTATTCAGCTTGAAAAAGAAAAGTTCGATGCTAAGGAGGATTTAATAGCCAAACAAAATCCGAAGCATGTCAAGGAAACATTTGATCCATCTACTGTTAAAGTCAACATCTCTGTTTTTGATGGTATTATAGGCAATACTTCCAAGAAACAGATCAATGACAAGATACGTGAACAGGAAGATTCTTGGAATGAATATCTTACTAAATATGGGACTTTCCAACAAAAGAAGGCTGCCATTGAACAAAAGTATCAGAGCCTTATTAAAGAAGCACCTGACGCTGGAAAAGCGGCTGCTTTGCAAAAAGAATGGGAAGAATCATTGGCGAACCTTAACCTTAGTAAGTTAAAGCAAGACATCAATTGGGAGGTTGTCTTCGGTGACATGAGTAAAGTTACCAAGAAACAATTACAGCAGGTAAAGAAACAATTGCAAGAATTTAAAAAGTCTCCTGAGTTCAAAACCTCCACCCCGGAACAGATCAAAGTGATAGAAGAAGCTTTGAATAACATAAATACAGCATTGGTTGATAAAGGTGGTTTCTTCGGAGGATTGACGGACTCTCTTACTGAATATGAAGGTACTGTATATAAAGTAAAAGAGGCACAGGAGGAGTTGGAAAAGGCATTGAAATCAGGCGATGAAGTTGCTATAGAGAAAGCGAAGAAGAAAAAGAACGCAGCAGAACAAAATCAAGCTAATGCACAGGCAAATGTAGAAAAGTCTAAAGACAAGGCAATCGGTAATATTACTGCTGTCTCCAATGCCATCGTGCAACTCGGTAAAGAGAATGTTAGTTTGTCTGATATTGGAAATACAGTTGGAGCTCTTGTTGATACCCTCAGTGCTTCAGGAACCAAAATCGGTGGAATCATTTCGGCTATTTTATCTATAATAGATGCCGCAGGCGAAGTGGGTACTTTTCAATATGGTATGGATATTATCGAAAATATATCAAGTACTGTAACTGACGCTTTCGCGAGGGACACAGAAGCCATAACGGGGCTAGATATGAGTTTCATGAAAAGTGCTGATTATGACGATTACAATGAATTAGTTGAGGAGTATGGTACTTTGCTAGATGTTTGGGATCAGCTTCTTGATAAGAAGAAAGCCTACATTAAGGAATCCTACGGAGCCGAAGTAACAAAGGTTGGACAGGAGGCACTAGATATATTGAATTCTGAAAGGGAAATAACAAAAGAACTCGCTAGCTCAAGATTAGATGCAGGTAAAAGTGCTGGTAGTCATTCTATAAATTACCGTATGTGGAAAGGTTCCTATGACTACAATGGCATTAACTGGAAGGATGTTGCAGGCGATATTTCCAAAGCTCTTGGAGGTGTTGATTTCAGCAATATGTGGAGTATGCTTAATATGTCGGCAGAACAGTTGGAATGGATTAAAACCAACTATACTGGATTATGGGCAAATATGGATGGTGATTTCAGAGGTTATCTTGATGATATTATTAAATATGGAGATACTGAAAAGGATATTATTAACTCTATCAATGAACAGCTTACACAAATGTCATTTGATAGCTTATTTGATAGTTTTTTGAATACTCTCATGGATATGGACGCTTCTTCAAAGGACTTTGCCGATAACTTTGAAGAATATATGCGAAAGGCTATTTTCACTTCTATGTTTGCTAAAAATTATGAAGGGGCATTAGAAGACTGGTATGAAGCTTTCGCTGAAGCAAATAAGAAGGAAGGTGGAATTACTGCAAGTGATGTTAAGGATTTGAGAAATAAGTGGGATGATATTGTTAATGGTGCATTATCAGATCGTGAAGCTTGGGAGCAGATAGTAGGTAGTTCCGGAGCATCCACCTCTCAATCCTCTTCCCAAAAAGGATTTGCTGCCATGTCACAAGATACAGGCGAAGAACTTAACGGTCGTTTTACCGCTTTACAGATATCCAATGAAGAAATAAAGAACTCCATGTTATCCATGTTGGTGTCAATGAACCTTATTTCAGTGACAGTCGGGAATAATAGCATAACCCTGACGGAGATAAGGAACCTTGCTATTTCTTCTAACAGTTATTTGGAAGATATAGCAGGATATCAGAAGAGAATCGTAAATGAATTTGGTAATAAGTTGGATAGTATAAATAGCGGAATTAAACAATTTAATAGTAAATAATAAATAGAAGTGATAGTATTCCAATGAAAGAAGAATTATTCATAAATGGCAAGGATGCTTACGTAGAGTGGGGGATAAGTATGGATAATACCTCATTATCTGCATTAATGACTCCTGCCCCTAATAAAGCATTCATAGAAAGCGAGAGCCGATTAGAGCATGGGAAAAGGGTAGTTATTGCCAATCCAAGGGTAGATGTGAGAAATCTAACCCTTCAGCTCAATCTAACGGCTTCCAGTGAGGAACAATTTTTTGCTCGTTATAGCAGTTTCTGCGAGGAACTGGCTACTGGAGTTCTTGAAATAAAGACCAAGTATCAACCTGCTGTTGTATATAAAACGATCTATCAATCATGCAGTCAATTCAGCCAGTTCATGAGAGGAATAGGCAAATTTAGCTTAAAACTCAATGAACCTGACCCGTCCAACCGTGTTGAAAACATCTAATTTCCAACAATAGCTGAATTGTTGCATATGAGAGTGTCTTATTTTAGGCACTCTTTTTTTTATCTCCGAACTTTGGTGTCATGGACAAAGTGGATATCAAAGACATATTCGGAAACATACGCTATTCTACTCCAATTAATGAAGGTAGTAAGCGCAAATATCTCTTGATGAAGGAGGATTATATCACATTGAAGTTTTCATTGGATGATCCTGTACACTTCAAGTTAGGAGATGGTATAGATAACGAGTTAGGCGTCTTTGAACTTGTGGACTTGTATAAGCCTGCTTATAACACATCAACAGGTGGCTATGACTACGAAATCCGTCTTGATGCTTACTATTGGAAGTGGAAAAACAAGAAGTTTTTCTATAGTCCTGATAGCGGTAGTCGTGAGGCAGGCTGGAATCTTACTGATACCTTAAAGGTTCACATGGATGTGTTTCTGAAGAACTTGGAAGTCCTAGGTTATAAGTACCATGACAAAACGTTTAAATGCGAAATAGATGAGACAGTAGATACTTCTTCTAAATTGATCTCATACGAAAATATTAACATGATCGATGCACTCAATCAAATGGCTGAGAGTTTTGAATGTGAGTGGTGGGTAGAGGAAGAAGTGATTCATTTTGGTCGTTGCGAGGATGGCGATCCCGTTGACTTCGAACTAGGAATGAATGTCAGCAAGATGGATAGAAGTGATAGCCAAGATTCATACGCAACTCGTATTTATGCGTTTGGGTCAACACGGAACATACCGCCAACATACCGCAAGAAATTGATCTTTGATGTCAAGCAAGTAAGCGGACGTGATATAGCGGATACATCAAGAGTACTTAAGAGTGAATACTTTCCATCCGATTCGATTTTGTGTGAAAGATTACAGGGAAAGGCACATATTGATGGAAGCGTTGTCAATGAAAATAGAGAATATAAGTGTACTATAATCAACGCTCTGAGTGGTGGTACTTATTCCGTGTTAACAGCTCCTGTTCAGTTTATGATTAGTGGAATAACTGGTACCGGTTCAACGGAATATTATCCTCCCGTAGGAACATATTATTACCAGTTGGATTTATATTACACAAAAGATGGCAAAGCTCATACTGTGTATAGTGAAAACAAGGACCATTACCATTCAGATAAAAATATAAATGGATTCAGAGACACGTTCAATTTTCCTTCGAGTTTCAATATAGAAAAGGGAGCCGTTAATCTAGAAGCGAAATTAACAGTGAGAGCGCAAACAGAAGTATCTCCTCGCGGTGTTTCTGCCCAGATTCTTTCCTTTGATCTTATATTAGAGAATTTGGCTCAGTCTGTGAATACTACTATCGCGTTCGTTACCGGGGCAAATGCTGGAAAGTCATTTAATGCTGTGTACAATCCGGGATTTTTCACAGGCGAAGCAGCTAATGTGCTGCGTTTGCCGGAAGGTATTACCGCTTCTCTTGGCGACACCTACACAATTGATAACATTGTAAAAGGTAATGTCCCATCTATATATTTCTCAGATGATAAAGGTTCTCAAACTGCCGAAGGTATTGTGACTAAGCATTTGATGATGCCTGAAGGCGTACCATATATTGATGCCTATGAAGGTATGACAGAGGAGGAAGCTGTAGAGCAGATCGTTATTTTTGATGATATCTATCCTAGACGTGAAAAACTGACGGGTATGGTAACAACTCATACATATACTGATACTATAGATAATCCGGATGGAACAAAAACTTCGAAAGATTGGTTGGCATGGAGATTTAAAGACTCGGACCTGGGATTCCATTTCTCAAACGAATATCGGTTAGATGGAGAAGATTTACGTATAGTCTTTCAATCCGGTCCTTTAGCTGGCATGGACTTTGAAGTAACATTCAATCCTTACGATTCAGCCGGAGGTGATAAATATCAGCCTGAAAAATCAGAGGACGGAACCTGGAATAAGGATGCTCAGGTCTACGAGATAAAGCGTAATGATGATTATGGCAGAATGCTTCCTGATGACATTTTACATCCTACGGATCAAGGTGGTGACACGTATATTCTCTATGGCTATGATCCTCAATTCGTATCCGACAAGCTTATTCCTGACGCAGAGAAAGAAGTCGAGGAGCGGGCAAGAGAATATATTGAAGAACTTAAACAAGACCCTTCTACTTACAATACCACCATGATGTCGGATTATATCTATGGCATTAATCCTGGAACGGGTAAACAAGATCCCGACTTTGCCAAGAGTTTCACCGTTGGTCAGAAAGTGAACCTTATTAATAAGGCATACTTTGAAGAAGGTCGTATCTCTCGTATCATAGGGCTTGAATATAACCTTGATATCCCTTATGACTCTCCGATATACACTGTCGGAGAAACAGCTCCTTATTCTCGTATTGGCGAGCTTGAAAACAAGATCGACTCTCTTACATACCGGAAGGAAAAGAGCAAACAGCAAGTAATTAATAACGGGAGTTCTTCTTCGGGTGGAGGAAGCACTATCGCAAAGTTAATACAGACTATAAATGTAACATCCAGTAATGTAGGATATATAAAGACTGGGGATATGATTCCGGCTGGAACTACATTGGAAGAGATCTTTATTAATATGCTTTCTCAAAAGGCTTCAGCAAAATTAGAATGGAAACTGTCGTCTTCTAATGATGTTGAATTTGGTACCCAGAAAGGCTATATCACTTATACAGCATATAGAAACGGTCAAGGCCCTATGGAACAAGCTTATTATGATAATAACCCTAACAACAAACTAATTTTTTCGGAAGAAGTCGGTGGCGTGCAGACTACAACGAGACAACTGCAAGGTAATTACACACAGGGAGAAACCTATTTTGCTACAGTCATATATGCTGCGAGTGAAGATGGGTCGTTGCCCAAGAAAGAATTGACTAGCAAGATCAGCGTTAACGTCAAACGTAAATGGTTCGCTGGTGTATGTTCTTCTATTCCTCAGTCATCTGCCGATGTACGTGCATTGAGCAGTAATGGTCTGTATAACGGTCCTGGGACCTATAAATTTCCTGTAGGACAATGGAAAATGTTTGTGATCTGTATTCCTGCTGATACAATTAAAGAATTAACCTTGACAGCATATCCGGGAAATTTCATAGAGGATGGTGCAGATGGGCCATTCAATATTATGGTAGAGGGAGCAAATGGAAGCGAAGCGGTGAACTATAAGATGTGGGTTGCAGAATCTATAATGGAGAACGATCCGGATACATTCACCTTTAAAACAGTATAGTATGGAAGATAAAGTCGAAATAGTAGAGTATCTGTCAGATATAAAATCTGTAATGCCTCGTTCCAGTTTGGTAATTGCCGGAGCAAGCTTCTTCCTTCAGTATAAACGAACAAGGAGCTTGCCGATTGATTCGACGGCAGCATGGGACTCTTTGGAAAAAGCAACTCGGTATGCTCAGAATATTGATACTGTAGCATACGTACCCTATGAAGGGCAGATGATAACAGTAAAGGATAATGGTAAAATTAGTGCTTACATCCTTGTGCTTGATGAATCTCTCCCTCTTGCAGATAAACGTACGCACTGCAAGTTGGAACCTATCGCATCTCAAAGCTTTGGTGACGACCGGTACGTTCGTAAAGACATCAAAGATACTTTCAAGAAAGGCTTTACTTCCAAAGAGGGCTGCGACATCGAAGGTGGGCTAAATGTGGGTAAACTCACGAAGTTGTCCGGTGGTGTCGTCGTGATGGCCGACACCGATTATGGAGTTACAGAATCAGAAAAAGAAAATCCCGAAAATAGTAATTTTATGGCAATAGGATTAACAGAAGTTCCTAAAAACAGTGGATTCGGTTCTACCTCACTGGGTGAGATGGATAACACAGATGAATCATTCGATCTGGTTCCGGACGGCAACTACATGATGCAAAAACGAGCAGGTGTATTCTATCCCGTGAAAGCAGCCGCAGGCGGTGGAGGAACAAAACTCACCCTTGCCTTTGTCACTCCGTCAAATGCAACGGCCGTTCATGGTAAGGAGACACTGATCAAGTACACATACTCATCTACCTTGTCCGGAGAGGAAACCGGCGAAGGTATCGCAACCTATACTTTGAACAATAAGCAGGTAGCCTCCGAAACAATCAATCAAGGCGAAGTCTCATTCAATATAGGCAAATACCTGATACTCGGTGATAACGTCCTCGTTGTACAAGTTACCGACAGTTACGGAGCTACCCGCAAGCTGACATTCAAGATCAACGCGGTAAGCATTGCCGTAACGTCTACATTCGATGATTCAAAAGCCTATGTGGGAGCGATCTCATTCCCATATACCCCGCTTGGTGCCGTAGAGAAAACCATTCACTTTGTCGTTGATGGTAAAGAAACGGGTACCTACACCACATCTGTATCTAATCGTCAGCAGACATATTCAATCCCGGCACAGGCGCATGGTGCACATACGCTCGACGTTTATGCGACGGCAACGATCAACGATACCGAAGTAGAAAGCGATCGTCTACGCTATGATATTATCAGCATTGTATCCGGAAACAACACACCGGTTATTGCGTCATCCTTCAGGACTGCCGAAGTCGAACAATTCGGCACACTCCTGATCCCCTACATCGTTTATAATCCTGCTACAACGACAAGTGATATCACCCTGTCAGCTAATGGAACCGTGATCAGTGATCAAACGATCGACCGCACGCGACAAACATGGAGTTACCGGGCAGAAACTTCCGGGGAACTGGAACTGAAAATTGCATGCGGATCTGTGAGCAAAACATTCAACCTAACGGTTAGGGAATCAGAGATCGATGTTCGTCCGGAGGAAGCGGATCTCGTTCTCTTCCTCACCTCCGTGAACCGCAGCAACAACGAAGAAGGAAAAAACATCTGGAACTATGGCGAGATCTTCGCCGTACTTACCGCATTCAACTACGCAACGAACGGATGGATCAAGACAGTTGACGGATTCGTAGCTCTTCGCGTTAATGGTGATGCACGTGTAACCATCCCCTACAACTCCTTTGCCAACGACTTCCGTTCAACCGGTAAGACTATTGAATTTGAATTTGAAACAAGAGATGTTACCGACTACGACTCAGTCATCCTCAGCTGCATGAACGGAGGAATCGGACTTGAAGTGACCGCACAGAAAGCCATATTCAGATCCGAACAGACCTCTATCGAAACACAATTCAAAGAGGATGAACGTGTCCGAATCTCCTTCATGATCGAAAAGAAAGCGGAGAACCGGCTGATCTTCGTCTACATCAACGGTGAGATCTGCGGACTGATCCAGTATCCGGAACAAGACAACTTTACTCAGCCCAATCCTGCCGGGATCTCGATCGGCAGCAGTGACTGTACCGCAGATATCTTTAATATCCGTGTCTATGACAATGCCTTAAACCGCTATCAGCTTCTTGACAATTACATTGCCGATATGGACAATCTTGAACTGAAGCGCAAGCTATATGCCCGGAACAACATTTATGACGACTATGGGAATCTCAGCTATGAGAAGCTGGCGAATCAGAATATCTCATTCACCATCGTCGGTGAGCTTCCGACTTTCAAAGGAGACAAGAAGACTGTCACCCTTGTTTATGAGGACAGGGAACATCCTGAACGCAGCTGGGTAGCAACCGGAGTAGAGATCGACGTACAGGGAACATCCTCTCAATGGTATCCTCGAAAGAACTTCAAGACAAAATGCAAGCAGGGATTCACCATGACCGCTACCGGTGAACATGCCGATAAAGTTGCCATCTTCGAAGAGGAAATACCTGTAAACGTATTCTGCTTCAAAGCGGACTTCGCCGAATCTAGCGGTGTACACAATACCGGTATGGCCCGTTTGATCGACTATATCCTTCGTGGCATGGGGTTCCTTACTGAAGCACAGAAGGCTGATCCCCGCGTCCGGACGACAGTCAACGGCCGCCCGTCGGTGATGTGGCATCAAACATCAGAAGATGCTGAGAGAACATCACTGGGCAAATACAACTTCAATAACGACAAGTCAACGGATGAAACATTCGGATTCAAGGCCGGCTGTGAAAGTTGGGAGATCCTGAACAATACTTCCGACCGTGTACTCTTCAAACGTTCGGACTATATCACCGTCGACTCGGAAGGTAATATAGAATGGCTGAAAGACTTCGAAGCTCGTTATCCGGACGAAAACGAAGACTACACGAATCTAAAGCGCCTGACTGACTGGCTTGTCTCCGTAAAGGATAACCCGACGAAGTTCCGGGCCGAAGCTGATCAGTACCTGGACATGAATTTCATGTTATCGTACTACACGATAACGGAACTCTTTGCGATGGTCGACCAGCGTGCTAAGAATATGTTCCTGACTACCTTCGACGGAATTCACTGGATCTGCATCTTCTATGATAATGATACTGTGTGCGGACTGAACAACGAGGGCGTAGCAGCATTTGACTATACGGTTGAGTACCACGATCAGATCGGTAACAAGGATGTATGGAACGGTGCAGAGTCAACTCTCTGGAACAACATCGAGCAGGCATATTCTAAAGAGATCGCAGCCATGTACGCTGAAATGCGGTCAAAGAAGCTGCTCACTTATGAAGAATGTATCCGCTTCTTCGATACCGAACAGGGAGATGCCTGGTGTGAAGCAGTATACAATGAGGACAGCTGGTACAAGTATGTCCGTCCATTACTCGATGAAGGGAATGGATCATACCTGTATGCTGCCCAGGGAAGCCGCAAGATGCACCGTCGCTGGTGGCTGTACAACCGATTCAAATATATGGACTCTAAATACATTGCCGGAGACTATAAGAATGACTTCGCAACTCTGCGTCTGTACACCCCTTCAGAGTGGGAAGGAGTAGAACCTAATGCGGATATGACCATCACATCGTATGCCGGGCAGTATGTCAACGTCCAGTACGGATCATATACAGTCGGCACTCGGTCACAGAAAAATATACCGGTACATATTAAAGCTCCTGCCATCCAGTTCAACGATACTGAAACAATCATTTTTGGTGCCGGTCAGATCAGCAGCCTAGGGGATCTATCCTCTTTATATCCCGGTTCGGTCGACGTATCGAAGATGACCAAACTGGTGGAGCTGATTATCGGGTCCGGAGCGGAAGGCTATCGAAACACGAATATGGAAGTGCTCTCAGTTGGTGCAAACAACCTGCTCCGCAAGTTGGATATCCGCAACTGTCCGAACCTGAAACAAGCAATTGATTTGGCACAATGCACCAACATCCGCGAGATATGGGCGGAAGGAACCGGAACATCTGCTGTAGTATTGCCTGAAGGCGGTAACTTGACGTTGCTTCACCTGCCGGACACCATTACAAATTTAACGGTCCGAAATCAGACTGAGCTAACTGATGCGGGATTGGTACTCGCAGGAGTGCAGAATCTTTCGACAATCAGATGGGAGAATACCAACAAAGCAAATGTCTTATCCATAATTGACAGATGCTTTGCGCTTGATACTATGAAGTTAGAGCGTGTACGCTTGATCGGTGTAGACTGGACATTATCTACCCTTGATCCTATCATAAAACTAATCAGTTTGAAAGGGCTGGACGAAAACGGCAACAATGTAGACAAGGCGATCATCACCGGTAAATGTTATGTCTCTGTAGCTACCGATTCTCAAATCAACAAACTGAAGGCGGCATTTCCCGAATTAGCTGTCACATACGGTCAATTGAAACCTGCTCCTGTGACGACTTTCACCTTCAGTTCTTCTCAGCGTAAGTCTCTTGCTAATTCAGCCTTCGAATGCGCCTACGAAGTTGAGAAAGTAAACGAATATACCTACAAGGTAACTTCTGAAGACAACATAACGATTGATTTTACGTTCAAATGTGAAAATCACGAAGATTTTAAGGGTTCATATCTTGTAGCCGGTACACGTTCTCAGAGTTATACTGTGACATATATTCCATTACGAAAGATTCGTGTAGGAGTTTATAACCAATCGGTATATGTCCAAGGTGCTACTGTCACAATTGGAGACCGATCATACATTTCTGATGCTGACGGATATGTTACTTTACCGCGTGGAGGTGCGGCTATATCCGGAACCGTGTCTGCATACGGATATGCAAGCAATACCTTCTCATATGGTTCCATAACATCTGATACTACAAACACTGTGTATGTATATGGCGTCGTGGATGTTAAGTTTATCGTAGAATACAATTCATCGCTCATTGAAGGTGCTACCGTAAAATGTAATGGAGTGACAGGAACGACTAACCAGTACGGTGAATGCACTTTATCATTGGGAAAAGGAACCTATGAATATTCTGTTACCCATGACACATATTATGAAAAGACAGGTAATATAACTGTTGGGACGTCTGCAACATCCTTAACTGTATATGTAGAACCAAACACGGTCGAAGTAAAGTTCATAGTAAAAGACGGCACTGTACTTCTATCCGGAGCTACTATTCAATGTGATGGAAAGACAGGGATTACTGATACGTCCGGAGAAGCTATGTTGGTAATAGGAAGTAAGAAAACTCATGAATACTCCGTATCTAAAGGAGGATACTTTGATGTTACGGGTAGTATTACTGTTAGTTTAACCGCCATTACGGTCAATGCTGCCATGATACTTGATATCGAATCCTTTAAACCTATAGAAAACGGGAATATTCAGATGTTGGTTACCGGAATAAGTGTGACCCTTTCAGTAACGTCCGATACGGCAGACTATGTAATATCGTGGGGGGATGGAACAGAGGAGCGCGCATCCGACATTGGGGAGCAAAACTATAAGCACACGTATGATAATTCAGACTTTCATCAAATTGAAGTACGCAATTGTAATAATGTAACATATGCCTATGCTTCGAATACTGTCGCTTATTGGAGTATTGGGAATAGTGGTGTTAGGAACCTGTCATTTTTTGGGCGTTCAACATTGAAATACGTCGGGCTTATTTTTAAAAATGATACTGAAAGAACGTCTTTCGGAAGTTGTTTCAATCAAACATCACTCGAAACAATTCCTACAGGATTACTTGATACTTGCGTAAAGGCTAATAACTTTAGTTTATTTTTCAGTAGGACTCCCTTAAAAGCTATACCTGAGGGGTTGTTTGACCATTGTATAGAAGCAGATAGTTTTGACGGAACTTTCAATGAAACACAAATCACTTCAATTCCAGAGAACCTGTTTAAGTACAATATTAAAGCTAGATATTTTCAACAATGTTTTTGGAATACGCCGATTACAGTCATCCCGGAGCTTTTATTCTATAACTGCCCTGACGCAATCTCTTTTGGGGAAATAAGCCCGAGGTATTTTGAATATGGTTGTTTTGCTTATACTTTGATTGAATCCGTACCAGAAAATCTCTTTATAAACAATAAGAAAGCGACCTCTTTTGCCGGATGCTTTTCAAACACCAAATTAAAAACTGTGCCTGTAGGACTTTTTGCAAATAATGCAAAAGCTTCTAATTTCGGGTATTGTTTTTCTGAGTCATCAATAGAGAATATACCTGCCGGTTTAATTGATAATTGTCCAGTTGCATCAATGGAATATTTTTGCCATAGCTGTAGCGAGTTGAGACATGCGGTACTTCCCCCTAATGTTCCGAATTTAGGTAATTACTCCTTTGCCTATTGTCCTAAAATGGAATATATCATTTCGCCTGCAGAAACCCCTCAAATTATTGGTGCGAGAACGTTTTCCTTATCTTCCAGCTGGCAATCCGTCCCAATATACGTTCCTGATGAATCTGTAGACGCCTATAAGACAGCAACCAACTGGACTGCCTTAGCAGACAGAATCAAACCAATAAGCCAATTTGCAACCGATTTCCCCAATGAGGAGGTATAATATGAAAATAGATGAATTAAACAACAGGCATATCACTGCGGAAGAAGGAAAAGTATTCCGCAGAATTTCCGATGGTCAGCTATTCGGGAATGAAATCTATCTCGGATACGCCTACTATCTGTCAGGTGAGAAACTAGAAGAACCGCTTTTGGAACTCCCTGAACACTATGAAGAGATAGACGATCCAGCTGAAGAAACCATCCTCATCGATGAAGATACACCGCTAGAGGACACAGATATTGAAGAAGCGATAACCATAGAGGATGAACCAACTGATATAGAACAAAAAAAGAGAATCACCGTAGCTGACTATCACAAGTTAGAGAAGCAGGTAGCAATCTTAATGCGAATGATAGGAGGAACAGAATGGCAGGACTAATCAATACCGGGATTTGGGGATTTATCTCCTCCGCTAAAGCAACAGGGAAGAAAATACTGAACGCTGCCGGTGAAGAAGTAGATGAATGGGTAAGTACATTCGTATCAGGCGTATCGGGATGGATTGTAGACAAACTTGGCAATGCTGAGTTTAAGTCTGTCTTTGTACGTGAGAAATTCATCACGAACGAATTTGTATACAACCGCATCCAGGTGACCGAGGATGAAGAGATTGTCACAAGCAGCATTAAAATAGCCTCTTACTTCGATAACGGAGACGGGACATTCACCGTTTATCCCGATTTACGTGAAGCGGACAAGAATCCGCTTACTGATAGTGATTTGCTGCTGGGGTATTATCACAATCCCGGCAATAGCGGTGTAATCTACTCCGTTCAGCAGTTTACCGCCATCTCTGATCCGGGTAGCGATCAATCAATTCTACTTGAAGCTGAAGGTGACAGCATCCCTTACCAGCACATGATCATTGCAAGAGTAGGAAACATAGTTGATGCAGAACGTCAATCATTCATCCGTATCTCATCAAGAACAAATTGTCAATACTTCTATGACGGTATCGACAGTTGGGCGGCTTATTCCGATCCGGAACATGTAAGATGCACACTCGGTCATGCCGATATCGGTCTGATACCGGCATGGGCGAGAGAAGCTGTAGGAAGTGTAAAACGGTGGTTTGGTTTGATCGCTGATGGAGTGATCATTCGTGGTACATTCATCCTGCACAATGACAAGACAATCGAAGACGAGTTGAACGGTCGTGAGATTCAGATACGCGGTGATTTCGAAATCAGGGAGGATGGGATCACGGGCAAATGGCAAGAAGTCATCAAGTACGCGAAGGAAGCTTCTGATTCTGCTAGCTCTGCTGCCGGGTCAGCTACCACCGCAGGTGAACATGTAACCAAAATCGAAGAGCTATCTTCTGAGTTTAATGTCAATTATGAGAAGTTGTCTGCTGACTTTACCCATAAGGTTAATACCGAGACGACGAATGCCCTCGGTGCTATTACATCAGCAACGGAAGAAGCAACCGGTACGCTTCAGCTCACAGCCAAGGACTTTGTACTCGCCTTTACCAATCTGGTAGATACCAAAACAGAAGAGGCAACCGATGCGATCTCCGAAGCTAAAAAGAGTGCAGAGTCATCATTAACCATGACTGCCGAACAGCTTGATCTACAATTCAAGAAAACAGTAGAAGAAAAAACAGAAGAAGCGACCGGAGCGATCACTGATAAAAAAGAATCTGCTGAATCAGACATTCAGGCTTCAGCGGAAGAACTAACAGCTACTTTCAATAAGAATGCAGAGGAAAAGGTAAAGGAAGCCGACGGAGCAATCACGACATCTAAGAATGCTGCTAAATCGGAAGTAGAACTCACCGCTAAGAACTTGACCGCAACATTCGAGGAGAACGTCCAGCAGAAAACGATATCAGCAAAAGGCGAGATTGACGCGACAACAGAAAGCCGCAAATCTGAACTTAACTTGACCGCAGAAGGATTGATCACCAAGTTCGAGGAAGCCGTTACTGATGCTGAAGGAGATATCATTAAAGAGATCGGTACTCAAGTTACTCAGAATGCAAAAGAGTGGAAAGTGGAGATTATGGGTGAGGATAAAGATGGTAATCCGAACTCAATACTTGCTGCTATCAATGCTAGTAAGGAAGGCATCAAAATCAAAGGGGACAAGATTCAAATTGATGGTGATCTGCTCGTTAACGCCATTATGAGTACCGGTATTAATATTGATGACAAGTTTGTCGTAGCCATAGACGAAAACGGCAAAGCTAATGTCACTGTCAAGGGGGATGGTATTTTTACCGGCGCTGTTAAGACTCCATTCAGAGTTTATGAAAGCTTTGAAGATATACAACTAAATCCTGAAGGTAACCTTGGCTTTAATTTCACATACATTGCCAAGCCTGAGAATGTGAACATCGTAACTGTTAGTAATCTTACTAATGAAAAATTTAATGGAGCTACTATTAAAATATATGTCGGCGGGGAAGCCGGGCAATCATTGGAATTTAGATCTTCACTAAAGGAACCTAGTGCTTTCGTTCTTCCAGGAGACAGAAGCGATGGAACAGAAAGGGATTTCGATATAATAAAAATCAAGGTCGGAGGATATTTAGAATTGCAAGGGATAAGACAGTATAATAATAAGGGATCTCAGTATTTATTATATACATACTGGGTCATTAAGAACTACGACAGCACTACTATGACACTACTTAATTGGTATTAATTTATTATTTAATCATTTAAAAATAGAACTTATGAAAAAGGTATTTTACGAAAGCTGGATCGCAAAGCATTTATTGTTTGCCGGCTACTCAACTATCACGCTGCTTGCGTGGGTATTCACAAAATGGTCCAAGACAGAGGTCAGGCAGTCTACAATCAATCATGAATGTGTGCATGCCCGGCAGTGGATTGAACTAACGGCCGCTTCTGGTATCCTGCTGTGGATCGGAGTGCTGGTGTTCGGTTACTCGTCATGGTGGTTAATGTTGTCTGCAGCTACATTCTATGTATGGTATGTACTAGAGTGGTGTATCCGCAAGATGATTGCTAGCGTACTGGCTGACTGTAAGGAAGATTATGATGCCTACCGGCTGATCTCCTTCGAACGGGAGGCACGATTAGCGGAAAAGGATAACAACTACCTGGAGAATAGCGCTTACTTCAGCGGTTGGTTGAGATATGTCTTTAAATAAAAAAACGTCCTACTCATCACGAGTAAGGCGGTTGACAAACAACATAAAATAAAACAAAGGGAAAGATCCCTTCGCTTATAAATCGATGCAAAGGTAGTATTAATAATTAGATAGAGAAAAGGAATATGGGATTAAATGAATGGCTGGCGCTGATCGGGGCTTTGGGAGGCTTCGAAGCAATCAAATGGATAGTTAACTTCTACGTGAATCGTCGAACGAATGCAAGGAAAGAAGATGCGACAGCGGATAGTATGGAGGATGAAAATGAACGCAAGCAAGTCGCATGGCTTGAAGATCGTATCGCTCAACGTGACGCCAAGATTGACGCTATTTATGTTGAACTCCGGCAGGAACAGTCCGCTCATTTGGAAGATATTCATAAGAAGCATGAACTGGAGCTTAGATTGAAAGAAGCTGAAATAAAGAAATGTGATGTACACGGATGCACTAACCGGCAGCCGCCGAGTGACTATTAATTATAAGGAGGAAAAGAAATGATCGGAGTACTAGAGTTTATTTTTCAGGATTTTTAGCATTGGCTTGGGACAATATGCCTATTAGCTGTAATAGCTGAGTGTGGGCCTCTGATTAAAATTAATATAGGAACTAAAAAAGAGGAGGAAAAGAAATGAAAACTATTGATGCTATTATCATCCATTGCTCAGCAACACGTGCTGGGCAAGATTTACGTGCGAAGGACATTGACCGGATGCACCGGGCCCGGGGATTCAATCAGATCGGTTACAACTTCGTTATCGACCTGGACGGAATGGTAGAGAATGGGCGGGCATTAAACATTGACGGAGCGCATTGTAATGCCAAAGGATTTAGTAAATCGTCCTATAATAAGCACAGTGTTGGTATTTGTTATATCGGTGGCTTGGACGCGTCCGGAAAACCTACTGACACACGTACTCCTGCTCAAAGGGCAGCACTGCGTGAATTGGTAGCGAAGCTCTGTAAAGAATATCCTATTGTTGAAGTGCTCGGGCATCGTGATACTTCGCCGGATCTGGATAACAGCGGCGAAGTAGAGCCAGCAGAATATATCAAAGCGTGTCCCTGTTTTGATGTACGTTCTGAGTTTACCAACTTCTTACGTAATACAGTGATCCGACCATGAAACGGCTAATATACATTATCATATTGCTGATGTCAGCAATATGGTTCACAAGCTGCCGAACACAATACATCCCGGTTGAGACAGTGAGAACTGAGTATAAAACACGGGATAGTATACGGGTTGACAGTATCTATAATCAAGATAGCATCTATGTGCTTGTCAAAGGAGATACCGTATATCAGTATAGATATAAGTACCTGTATAAGTATCAATTCCTCAATAGGACGGATACTGTGATCAGGACTGATTCAATTCAGGTCCCTTATCCAGTCGAAAAGAAGTTAAGCCGATGGCAAAGCATTAAAATGGAGCTAGGCGGATGGGCATTCGGTATCATAATCGCATTTGCTTTAATCGTCGTCGGATGGCTTGTATATAGAAAAAGAAGGAAATAACTACTTTTAATTCATAATAAAAAAACTTTGGATGCCTCTGCTTGTGAAAGTAGGGGCACTTTATGGATTATAATGAGGTTGAGATAGACGATAGTAATATAGTTACAATTGGATGTAATATGTTGATATCGTTTCTATTATAGTATATAATTATATACTATAATAGAAAAATAGTAGAAGTCCTACTCTAATAACAATAATATTATTTATCTTTGTACCCGTAAAGCAGAAACATTTTAATATAAATATAACAACCTAGACTAGGTGATCGCTATTTGTGAAAATGGCAATCACCTATTTTTTTATTCATAACTCTTTTTCTCTTGTTCATAAAATGGTTCATTTTTATTTTGATGCTTGTCTCACATTTTGTACTTTTGCGAGAAACCTCAACGGAGGGTGAGGTATTGTTATTGTTATATTAAAATGTTATAAAAATGCAAATTGAGATTTTTAAATATAAGTCTGATGAAGAACAGATTTATAATGATGTTAGAACCATTGAAGAAAATGGTGAAATTTTATTTTGGGCGACTGATGTAGCCCGTGTACTAGGATATTCGAATGCTAATGAAGCGATTATAAAACATTGTAAATCAGGTGGGGTCGTGATTCGCGAGGTCATCGATTCGCTTGGTCGTAAACAGTACGCAAAGTTTATTAGTTATAGATAGTTTTTTCCCAGTCATCCAAAATGGTCATTTCCCATTTTGGAATATCGGGTTCAATATAGCTAATAGATACACCATATACGGAGAAACTTTTTCCAATGAAATCGCTTACGGCTTCATCTTCTCCTTTCTGAATACGGGCAGTCATAAATATATGCATTTCCTCCCAGCAGGTTGGGGCGATAAATAACGATTGTATTGGCTTGCCTTTAATAGGACTGCCAATAGCTGTATCTTTTATGCGTTCTAATAAAGAAATAGCTTCGTCAAATGTCATATCATTAATTTTGCAACAAAGATAAATAAAAGATTTAGTTATTTATTACTTATCCCTTCATCAACATTATGTCCGCCCTCATCTCTAGAAATTCGGTATATTTCTCTGGACTGTTGGTATAGTCAATGACTCTATTAATTGCAATTTCTGCTTGCTTCTGTTTGACGCGCGTGTAATATCTGATAATTCCTTTACTTTTATCTGAATGCCCAAGACAATAGTCAATAATTCCATCTGGGATACCTAGCTCTGAAGCAAACTGTGCGAATGTTTTGCGTGCGGAATAAAAACAGAGTGTTTGTTCAATTCCTAGATATTCTTTTAGATTTCTCATGCAAAGATTGATATATCTTTGTAGGTTGGGGTAGGAATAAGAATATCCTAGATCCAGTACCCCCTTTTTGTTTATGTATTTATTTATAATAGCTTTTGCTTCATTGTGTATCGGAATTGTTATAACTGTTTTTCCGGTTTTTGCGTTTAATGTCTTGCTTCTTTCAAATGAGAGAACATCACCTGATAAGTTAACGGTTAATAGATCCTTCAAATTTATTCCGCATAAATAAAAAGAGAGTAGTAACATATCTTTTCCTAGATTCATTCTTTTGCCTTCTACTTCTGTATTGCGTATTTTCAGAAATTCCTTTATTGTCAAATCACACTCTTTAGGCTCGGCAGTCGGAATTTTAGTGTAGGCAAAGGGATGTACATCCTGTTTGAGAATACCGGCTTTTATTAGTTCGTTAATTCTAGCTTTCAAGTGAGTTAACCTCAGTCCTATATTTCCGTTAGCATAACCTTTCATTGTCATCCATTTCTTAAAATGCTCAATTAGCAGAGTGTTGATTGCGGGAATGGGGACATCTCCTTCAGCATTGGAAAATACTCGAATTGTTTCTTCGTTCATTTTTGCGTAGCTTTCTCTGCCTTCTTCCCTAATCTCATTAATCCGTTTCTTCCAAAATTCCAAAAATGAAATGTGAGATAGGCGTTCTTTTGACGTTATGATTTGTTTTATTTGGAGTGCTGAGAAATATTCAATGTCTTCAATGGAATCGAATTTTTCTTTGTATTGTGAGTATACAAATTCTAATCTCTTATTCATAACGTTTGCGTCCTTACGGTAGGCTACCTTGCCGTTATCAAATTCTGAGATGTCATCTAACAGAAATTCTGTTTTGATGTAAGTACGGTCTTTTTTCTGGGAGATGCAGACTAAGATGGGTAGTCTGCCATCATGTTCCTTAATGGAACTTAAAATTGTTAATCTGATTGTTGCCATAGTCGAATAATCAAAACACAATTCTACTATACAATTTTGTGCAAATATATATGCAGATTTATGTTTTTTTTATTCAGAACTGAATTTTTAGAAAAGAAAAACGCTGATTAAATATGTGATAATCAGCGTTTTATTCAAGAGCCGCTAGCCAGACTTGAACTGGCGACCTACGCGTTACGAATGCGTTGCTCTACCAACTGAGCTATAGCGGCGGTTTGTTTCTCGTTTACGGCGTGCAAAATTACAGCTTTATTTGAGAAAACAAAAGGATTCTGAATATTTTTTGAGCTTTAATTTAAAATCTTCCTTTACCATAACTCTTTGCATAAAGTAACGGTAGTTTAACTTTCGAACATTCTGCTGCGTGCCAGCATACACGCGCCTACAATACCTGCTTTATCCTTCAATTTGGATGTAATGATGGCAGAGTCTTTGTTGACCAGATTGAGTGAATACTTCCGTACCGCTGTTTTGATGGGTTGGGTGATATAATCTCCCGTTAAAGATAAAGTTCCGCCTATAATGACCAGTTCCGGATTGAAGATATTGATTAATCCTGCAATTTGTTTTCCCAGCTTTTGCCCTATTTCTTCAACAATTTCAATGCAAAGCAGATCTTCCTTGTTGACGGCTGTGATGATTTCGTCAAGCGTGATGGGGTCTTCTTCACCGGATATTCGGGTGGAAAGAATAGAGCTTTCTCCGCTTTTAATACGCTCCAGAAGAATACGATGAAGGGCAGAACCGGATGCTTCTGTTTCCAGACACCCTTTTTTGCCGCAATGGCAGATGATTTCATTGTCGTATGCATTGACGTGACCGAACTCTCCCGAGAAACCGGATTTTCCTGTGTAGACTTTGCCATCGATAATAATTCCGATGCCGACTCCCCAGCTGACGTTGACGAAAATAATATCTTTTTCTCCTTTTACACACCCTTGCATATATTCTCCGTAAGTCATGGCACGGGTGTCGTTGTCGATGGTTACTTTATGACCCAGCTTTTCCGACAGGACATCCGCCAACGGGCGTTCCTCAAAATTGAACTGGCTGAAACTATATCCGGATTCCGGATTTACCCGTCCCGATACATTTACATTGATATTTAAAATCTTCTCCTTATTAATAGGAAGTTTTTTGATGAAGTTGAGAATGAGTTTGCACAACTCGTTCATCCCTTCTATCGAATTCTCAAATTTATAGGGGATATTCATTTTTAACTCTACCATATCACCTTTAAAATTGATCAGTCCGATATTGACTGCAAATCTTTTGATGTCTACACCTATAAAATAACCGGATTCCGGATTCAATCCATAGAGATTCGGGTGGCGTCCACCGCTGGTTTCCAGTTTTCCGTAATCATTGATATATCCGTCCTCACACATTTCACCGATAAACTTGGTGACTGTGGGCACGCTTAGATCTAGTTCTTTTGAAAGATCGGGAATAGTGGAACTACCATTATATATATAATGTGTAATGATCCTCTTTTTAACGAGGGCATTTTTAGAGCCCATTTCTATTTCTTTCAAGAATTGTTGGTTCATACGTCTCTTATATTTTGTAATATCTACAAAGATAATTAATTTTTTTATTAACTAATACGGTTCTTGATGAAAAAATTAGAATTGAATTTGAGATTATGCTGTGCTGATTCCTTATGGGAAGTGAATTCTCTCATTGGAAGTTATTGGAAATCTTCTTATATGATAAGGTAATAAAGGCTATTGTCGTCTGAATAGCTTCATATTATAGCCTTATTAATGAATAAAGACTCAAAAAACAACTTTATTAATAAAATATTT